GGAAGACCTTGCAAAGCTGCAAGGCACTTCTCAAACCCTGGATCATGTCCAGTGATAATTCAGGTTTTGGGAAACAATCTGGCCGTGTTGAACGGCCCGATGCTGCCCTCGTTACGGCAGAGGGAGTTGAGCAAGAGGTAAGCTCATCTCCTTTCCAGGTCCTCAACGAACGCGCGGACGGGTGCTGGTCACCCGACGCTGCGTTCGCAGGTCTTATCCGTGGCGTGAGTCTTGTACTCACGCACCACGGCATCCCAGAAAAGCTGCTCAACATGTTTGTTGAGCAGTCTCGTGCCTATCTCGTCTGTGAAGACGAGAAGACGTTCGTCGCGCGCGCTAAGTTTTTTCTATGCGCGCCGATGGCGAAGTATCTGCGGTGTGAGAGTCCCCCAGTTCCCGGTGTTGAAAATACCTGGACTGGTGGAATCCGCCGCTGGATTCGCTCTCGAATGTCTTTTTGTGCGTCCAATACGCATCTGTGGTGGTCGTTCTACCAAGCTAAGCGGGCCTGTGAGCCGCTCAGCGAGGATTACGTCCGCTACACGTACGAGAAACATAGGAGCCAAATGGCGGCTCCTGATCCGATCGACGAGGAGACCTTCTCCCTCGTTATGGCCCAGCTTGAGCCCGTGCTCGACCAGCTGGCCACTGATCTGGATCGGACCTACAAAGTTTGTGGGTCCTTTGACGACGAGGCTGTGCCTGTACCTGGACAGGCACATATGGCTTCGACGTCGGCCTGCTACGAGTCCACTGTGAAGAACGGTGGACAGCGTGGACACCTGGCCCGTGTCTACGCGGGAGGACGTGATTGCCCTGTTGGGTACGTCCTCCGTAGTATGGAGTGGTTTGCGCGCGTCTGGATTGACGGTCGCATCCGCTTCAATGTCTGTGTCAGCTTTTATGCTGTCGACGATCTGATCCCCTTCCTTCGGGCGGTGGGAGATGACGATCGTCGGTACTTCGACACTGATGAGCCAGTGCGCCTGCCGTGCATGATCCAGGGAATCATCGAGCCTCTCAAGGTTCGTGTGATTTCCAAGGGACCTGCCGCACCGTACTATCTCGCCAAGGGACTTCAGAAGAGACTCCATACTCTCATGCGGGGGATGGAGTGCTTCCGACTGATTGGTCGGCCTTTGAGCCCGACTGACCTTCTCGATCTTGACGCTGAATCCGTTCGGCTTCGGATGTTTGAGGGTCGCTCGTGGTTCTCGATCGATTACTCGGCGGCTACTGATGGTCTCAGTGCACGACTGAGTGCCGCGATTCTGACCCGACTTATGCCAAAGAGCATGAGCGCGTACGAGTCGCGGCGTGTTCTCTCAGTCCTTGCACCGCATCGCTGCGAGTACCCGCCAAAGAGTGGTGTGGATCCGATTGATCAGGTCAATGGACAGCTGATGGGTTCGATTTTGTCGTTCCCTATCCTCTGCCTTGCCAATCTCGGTCTGTACCTGGCGGTTATTCGTCACGACACGCGCCCCCTGATCCGGAAGCTGCGTGGCGTGTTGGTGAACGGAGACGACATGCTTTATGTCGCGGCGCCCAGTCTTTATGACGAGCACCGCGAACTTGGCCGTCGCTGCGGACTCGAGCTCTCTGTGGGCAAGAGTTACGTTCATCACAGCTTTGCGTCGGCGAATAGCACCTGCTTTCACGCGCACTTAGACCAGAAGCCGCGGTTCAATGGTCCCGCCCGGGTGGATGGCGTTCGACAGATTAACTTCCTCAATACCGGACTGTTCTTTGGTAACAGCAAAGTGATGCGAGTTGATTCTGTTGACGGCCA